AGAACCTACACCTGAGCGTGTACAAGAACTTAAGAAGTTAGTGTTTGATAATGCACATCAACTTAAACATGTTTATCTAGCAGGTGGTGAACCATTGCTAATGAAAGAAAACTTAGAGCTGTTAGCGATACTACAAGAAAAGAATCCTAGTGTAAACATTAGAGTAAACACTAACCTAAGTAAAACAGGTACACGGGTGTTTGAAAAGATATGTGAATTTAAAAACGTACATTGGACTGTTAGCTTAGACACCATAGAAGAACAATTTGAATACATCAGATATGGCAGTGTCTGGCAAGACTTTTTAGATAATTTAAAAATTATTACCAAACTAGAACACAAGATAAGTTTTAATATGTTGTGGTATGCTATGAATTACAAGTCAATATTTGATACTGTTGACTATTTAAAAAACGTAGGATATCACAATAATAGTTTTATAATAGGTCCTATTATAAATCCACAATGGCAGGACGTTAGACATTTATCAGACACTACCTTAGATGATCTAATGATAGAGCTTAACAATAGAATTAAAAAAGAACCAGGTTTCTTATTAGAAGATAGTTATCGTAATATGTTAACACACCTAACACAACCAATGATTAAAAATGCAGAGACATTAAAAAATAATCTTAAGATGTTGGATATGCGAAGAGGGGTAGATAGCACAAAAATATTTCCGGAGATGTACAAATGTTTACGAGACTAGATGATATATTATATCCAAATAACGCAGAAGTTTGGCAATGCTCTAACTATAATATATATTACATTTTTAAAAATGGTAGTCAGAGTATTCACACTTATTCTAAAGAAATTGGAGGGCGTGTTTGGGTCAACGAACAGATTAGAAAATTAGAAAAAATTGATGTATTTCTTAGAGAACCAAAAGAAAGATACGTTAGTGGAGTAGCAACAAATCTATATAATACAGGGAATTCTATAGATTCAATTACCCCCGGGGTGTTTTTAGATAGACATTATCTTCCGCAAATATTATGGATTTTAAATCTTTTAAGATTTTGTAATCCAAATAGTAACATACATCTACATCATTGGGAGTTGTTGAAAAATGTTACTCCTTTGCGTATCAAGGTAGATAAATTAAACACAGTTGATCCGTTAATAGCCGAACATCAAGACTTGGAGATGTATATGAGATTAGATACGGTACTGTTTGAAGAAATGACTGGTAACAGTTGGAAACCACAAGGGTTAATGGCACATTTAATGTCTCGAGACCCATTGGCATATTTTAAAGTCTTTGGAAAAGCAAGTAAACTAGCGGAGGTAACACATGTATTGCCCACGCCTTAATCACTTTGTTAGATTAAATGAAGACAGCACAGTTAGTCGTTGTGGGCATATGGTCAATGCTCCTCGGTTTACTTCTTATGAAGAAATGGAAAGCAGTGACTGGGCAAAAGAGATAAAAGAAAATGACGACTGGCCTACAGAATGTCAGCGTTGTCAGACAACTGAGTTAGCATCTGGCACTAGTATTCGAATTGATAGCATACGTAGAGACAAGCTGTTAACGACATTCAGAGATGACTATCTCATTATAGGTGGTGTCTTAGACAACGTATGCAACTCAGCATGCCAGTTTTGTTACAGTGGGCTGTCAACAACTATCGGAAAGTTAGAAAAGAAGGTGATTAAATTAGAAAACGTAACAGCATTTAACAGTTTGCCTAAAGAGCGTATTATTGAACTAGATATAAATGGTGGAGAACCTAGCTATAGCAAGAACTATGCTCAACTGTTAGACAACTTACCACCAAATGTTAAGGTAGTTAGAATAAACACCAACGGTACCACAGTAATTAAACAGATAGAAAAACTACTAGAACGTAAGATAAAAGTCATAGTAACATTGAGTTTTGATGGTACTACACAAGTACATGAGTATGCTCGCTTTCCAATTAAGTGGCGGAAATGGGATCAGGTTATAAATGAGTATAAACAATTAGCAGACAACTATAAAAATTTAGAACTTGGTTTTTGGAGTACACTAAACGTTTATACCATTAACGACTTAGAAAATATGTTAAGGTACGCAGATCAAATAGGAATTCCTTTTAGTTACGGAGTACTTGAATATCCTGAACAAATGAATATAAAGTACGAAAATGAGTTTACCAAACAGGCACGCAAAAAGTTTGAGAAATCGGACATATTGTTACTCAAACAACTTGCACCTTTGGTTGCATCAAGTTATAATAACACAAACGAACTAGTAGAGTTTATAACTAAGCAAGATCAAGTACGAAAAATTAGTTATAAAGACTACTACATAGATATAAATTTAGGAGAATAGCATAGCCAAACCCTTCGACGCAAGTAAATTTAGAAAAAGCATTACTAAAAGCATTCCTGGAATGAGTTTAGGATTTAATGACCCCACAGATTGGGTGTCAACAGGTAACTATGCCTTAAACTATTTGATTAGTGGCGACTTTACTAAAGGAATTCCGTTAGGTAAGGTAACAGTATTTGCTGGAGAATCCGGAGCAGGTAAGAGTTACATCTGTTCAGGCAACATTGTTAAAAACGCACAAGAGCAAGGTATATTTGTTATCTTGATTGATAGTGAGAATGCACTTGATGAGAAATGGCTACACGCCTTAGGTGTTGACACAACAGAAGAGAAACTACTTAAATTGAACATGGCCATGATCGATGACGTAGCTAAAACTGTTTCAGAGTTTGTAAAAGAATATAGAGACATGCCTGAGGAAAATAGGGCTAAGGTGTTATTTGTTATTGATTCGTTAGGTATGTTACTAACTCCAACAGACGTTAACCAGTTTGAAGCAGGTGATATGAAAGGTGATATGGGTCGTAAGCCTAAAGCACTAACATCACTGGTACGTAATACTGTTAACATGATTGGTGCACTTAACATTGGTATTGTAGCAACCAATCACACATATGCGTCACAAGATATGTTTGATCCAGATGATAAGATATCAGGTGGTCAAGGTTTTATTTACGCATCAAGTATTGTAGTTGCTATGAAGAAACTTAAACTTAAAGAAGATGAAGGTGGTAATAAGATATCTGATGTTAGAGGTATTAGAGCCGGATGTAAAGTAATGAAAACACGTTATGCTAAACCATTCGAAGGAGTGCAAGTTAAGATTCCTTACTCAACAGGTATGAGTCCTTACAGTGGACTAGTTGACATGGCTGAAAAAGCAGGCTTGCTAGTTAAAGACGGCAACAGGTTACGCTTTGGTGTTGCTGATAGTGCTGATGAAATTAAAATGTTCCGTAAAGCATGGGAACTAAACGAAGATGGCTGTTTAGATAAGATTATGGCAAGCTACGGTAAGATAGCAGAAGAGATAAGTATTGAAGATATAGAAACTATGGACGATACTGCTGTAGAACAACAAGCACCAGACACTGCAATCACAGAGGAAAAATAACATGTCAGAATCATTGGTATCAGCCGCTGAAGTATGGTTAGCAGTTAAAGATCATATCTCTGATGAAAAACAAGCCGCAATGGATGTTGTTAATGCACTGATTGATAACTTAGGGGTTGACGGCGAAGCCATTAAATCTAGCGACCTTGGTCAGGATAAAGATATCAAACATGCGTTGTCAGCCTATGTGTTAGATGAGGTAGAGGAAGACGACGGTTTAGACACCTGGGGTGACGAACAAGACGATAGTGACGAAGAGGACGATGATTACTAATGTGGTACAATAAGGTAGTTGAAAACATTAGTAACTTACCAGACTTCCTAATGCACTATCGGAATGAATTACTAGGTGCCAAAAAAGATGTTAGTATCTACGGTTATGTAGAACGTAATATAGCAGACTTGCCTGGTATTACTGAGCATCGTTTCCATCAGCTACAAGAAATAGAAGCAGTGCTTAACTTCCTAAACATACAATTGCGTAAAATTAGACGTAAGCACTTCCAAAAGTATCTAGAAGCATATCAAAGAGCATTGACAAGTCGCGATGCTGAAAAATATGTAGACGGTGAAGATGAAGTTATTGAATATGAAACACTAATTAATGATATTGCTTTACTTAGGAACCAATGGTTGGGCATAATGAAAGGACTTGAAAGTAAAAACTTTATGTTAGGACATGTGGTTAGATTGAGAGCCAGTGGCATGGAAGACATACAACTATAATGTTTGGGTCCCCACAAGAAAGTCACACTCACTCACGTGAAGTATTAGATGTTATAGAAACATTCTATGAGTTTATGATATCTGTTGGCACTGTTGCTGATATGGGAGGAGGTACAGGCCTAGACGCTGAATGGTGGGCTACTAGAGAAACAGACCCCGAAGTTGATTCCACTGGAAAAGCACAACCGTTGAATATTAAAAGTGTTGTGATTGATGACGGAGAACAATTTGATGTTAACCACGATAATGTTACACACCTAAAACTAGATATGGAAAGCACTGGATTAGATAGAGAGCAGTATGATGTTATTACCAGTCACAACAGTTTTCAATATGCTCTTAACCCTGTAGCTACTCTAAGACATTGGTGGGATTTATGTAATCCAAACGGTATGCTGATATTACAAATCCCCCAAACTACAAACATCAAGTATAATCGTCACGACATTTCAAACCCTAATAATGAATACTATCACTACACCTTAGTTAATTTAATGCACATGCTTGCAGTTAACGGATGGGACTGTAAATCTGGAATGTTTACTAAAGGATTACGTGACCCTTGGATTAAAGCTGTGGTTTATAAAGGTGATGTAAAACCACAAGACCCTCGTACTACTTCTTGGAGAGACCTAGCTGAATTAGATCTATTGCCAGACTCGGCGGTACACAGTATCAATCGATGGGGACATGTTAAACAAGAAGATTTAGTACTACCTTGGTTTGCAGGACACATAGACTCATATAATACTCACTGATAAACTACGCAGATAAATATCTGCATGGACAAACAAGAAACTATACCAGTATTCATAGGGTACGATCCTAGAGAAGCAATAGCATTTCATACCTGCGTAAACTCAATTATAAGACATGCCACACAACCCGTGAGCATACATCCGTTGGCACTTAATTTATTAGCAGGATACAAGGAAACACATACCGACGGGTCAAATCATTTTATATATTCGAGATTCCTTGTGCCACATTTAGTGGGATATCTTGGAAGGGCGATTTATATCGATGGTGAC